ATGGAGTGTGACGCCGAAGGACCGTTCATCGAGGGAAATGCCGAGGACGATGACATCTGGCCAAAGGCCCGCGCCGCATGGAACCGCCGCGCCCACCCTGCGGTGAAGGCGCTGACTTGGATACCTGATCATGGCGTGGCTGCTTTGGGGCCGTATCGCTTGTTCCAAGCCGAAACGCCGCTTGGCCGCTTTTGCTATGGAACTGACGCCGAGGGCGCTGCCTACTGGCAGAACAACAAGACCGGCGTCTTCATGGTTGGAGACGAACAGACTGCGCGCCGGCAGGCCGAGGCGGCGTGGACTAAGGCAGCTTGCGCCGAGGCATCCAAGTTCGTCGCTCTCTCCGCCCTTGTCTCCGCTCCGGCAGACCCGGCTACCGCGCCTGCGTGGAATGGTTGGCGGTCCATAGATACTGCGCCCGAAGACCAACACGTCATTCTTGCCACATCAGGCGGCTTCGTCGGCGAAGCTATCATGCTTCGGGACGAAGCTACCGGCGCGCAAAAGTGGGCATGGGCGCTTGGCCCTGTGCATGAAAACCACCGTCCATACGGATGGAAGCCGCTACCGGAACCGCTGTTCGCACCAGTTCTGTCCGATCTTCGGCCAGACGGATTCGATGGCCCGACAGGAGCAGAATAGCTATGAGCATCACCACAACCACACGACAGGCCAGCATTGACGAAATCGCCGCCGAAATGGATCGGCGCGGCATGGTCATCGAGCAGCTTGAAGCCCGCCTTGCTCACATCGACGGCATCGATGCTGGCGCGATCGACAATCTGCACCATCACCAACGTCAGTTGGACGCGGACGGAATAGAGGTCGGCGTGTCGCGCCAGGCGCTCCTCGAAGTGCTGACAGGCGTGGAAGCAGCCCTCCCCGCCCTCCGCGCTGCGCCCGCAGGTGATGTGGCGGAGGCGCTGAACCCCGATGCACTGGCCGCGCTGAAGAACGGCCAGCGCCAACTCGATCAGGACGGGGTTGAAGTCGGCGTCTCACGGCAGGCGCTTGATGAACTGATCGCCGCATTCGAGGCACGCACCGCCCTCAGCGCGCAGGGGTGGCGGACACCGGAGGGCGTCGAATGCCACGGCCTCGATACCGCGGAACGCGTCTGCTTCTACGAGCAAGACTTCTATGTCTTGTCGAACTTCTCATCGTTCTCACTGCGCTGGTCGCGCAAGACCTTCCCAACCAGTGAACATGCCTACCACTGGGAAAAATTTGCCGACCACGCTCCTACCGTGGCGCAGGCGGTCGCATCTGCCCCGTCCGCACACGAGGCTTTCAAGATCGCCGAACACGAAAAGGCATGGCGGCGAAAAGATTGGGATGACGTGAAGGTCGGAATCATGCGCGACATCCTTCGCGCAAAGGCCCAGCAGCACGAATACGTCCGTCGCAAGCTGCTTGCCACAGGCAACCGCGAGTTGGTCGAGAACTCCTGGCGCGATGATTTCTGGGGCTGGGGACCGAACCGTGACGGGCAGAACATGCTCGGCAAGCTCTGGATGGAAATCCGCGCGGAACTTCGAACCGCGCCCTCCGGCCCTACTCCTGCACAGGAGGGGCGGTAGATGCGCTGGTGCACGTCACATCGCGCCGACCCGATAGCGCGCAAGATCGCCGATCGACACTACAACCGTCAGAAGATCGGGTCTCCGCAGTTCGTGCCGCCTGGTCGCTGCTGCGTCCTGCTTGAACAATTCGGCAAGGCGTTCTGGGTGACGTCATGGCCCTTCGCGGAATACGTCAAGCACGAATGGGCAGGCGCATGGGTTTGCTCTGCGTTTCGCAGCGAGAATGCAGGCGGTTCGGTCGAACTCGTGCGGCAGGCGCTTGCCGCGACGCGCGCTCATTTCGGCGAACCGCACGAACTCGGACTCGTCACCTTCATTGACCCGCGCAAGGTCACTCCGATCTTGATCCGCGGAGTCCCGTCGTTCGGATGGGTGTGGATCAAGGCCGGCTTCAAGTTTGTCGGCAAGACCAAGGGTGACTTGCTCGCCTACCAAATCCTGCCCGATGCAATGCCAGCAGCTGCTCCGGCGCTACAGCGGTCCATGCTCGGAACCGATCTTTTCGATGGAGAGGCAGCATGACGAACACGCTGGACCGGGAGGGGCTGATCCGCGAAATGCGCGAGCGCGCAGACGACCCCATGTGGGCCGATCACATCGAGCTTCACAAAAATACGCTGCGCAGATGGGCCACCGCTCTCGAAGCCCTCGCATCCCGATCGCCGAACGAGACGCTGGAGCGTCGGTTCGAGATTGGCCATCGCGTCACCAAGATCAAAGGCTCATCTTGGACAGGTCGCATCGTCGGCTTCTACGCCACGGCGCTGACACCGATTGGCTACTGCGTCGAGAGCGAAAACGAGCCGGGATCGGTCCAGATTTATCCAGAAGCCGCAATTCGAGCCATGAAGGAGCCGGAGAATGGCTAAGCTGCCAACCATCGACCCTGAATTCATCGTGATCTGTCAGTCGGCATGGTGCAATGATAGCGGTATCGATATCAACTACGACTGGGATGGCGCCCTGCCTACCTACTGGCACATGTATGAGGACGGCAGGCGGGTGCAGGCGAAAGCCTACCCGGAAAGTCTCTTGGCAGAGTGGAGGAAACACTTCCGCGAAGAGTGGTTGCCTAACCGAGCGGTCGAGTACTTCAAGGGGCGTGACAGTTTGGCGTTGCAATACCTGCCCCGCCTCCTGCCCAAGCCTCGCGCAGCATAATGGACGATAGGCGGCTGGCCGACAAGCCAGCCGTCGACTTCGCATATGCGTTGAAACATCCTACGGCGGCGGTCTGCCGGTCAGCGTGTAGTAGGCTCCGGCCGCGCCGGCTGCTGCCGCGAGAAGCGCTTTGCCGACGCCCCACATTGCCTTGCCGAGCGAGCCGGCGAAGATGACGCGATCGCGCACACGCTCCAACTCGGCCGTGGTCGGCCGGATCGCTTCCATAGAGCGCTCAAGCCCGTCGAGACGATGCTTGATCCCGACGATTTCGTGCCGGGTGGCCTCCTGACCTTCGTAGACGCGACGGCGGCTTTCTGCGGCCTCCTCCCCCTGATGAGTGAGCGTCGTCAGGGAGGCCACGACCGCCTTCATCTGCTCCTCGAGGCGGACCTGCCGTTCGGCCATTGTCTCGCTCGTCATGGACGCCACCCGCAGAGGGATTGTCCTTTGCGATTGTGCGCCAGCACGTCAGCCACCCGCGCATCAGACATGGCCTCTATTTCGGCCGCAGAGGGCCGCTGAGGCTTGGCGATGGCGCAGAACGAGCCGGAAGCCGTCTGACACGCAGAGAGCGCCAGGAGGGCGCATAGGGCTATCGCTTTGACCATTTCGCCAACTCCTCGCGCTGCTTGACAGGCGGCATTGCGCCAACGTCGTTGTCCACCTGGTCCGAGATGTCCCGCGCCTTGGCCTCGCGCTCTGCCTGCTTTGCCCGTTCGGCCTTGGCGCCGGCGCGGCGCTGCTGGAAGATGACGAGCAGAACGCCGAGCGCTCCGGCGATGTAGGGCCATGCCCAAGAGAGGATGGAGAGGAGGACAGTCATGCCCTTGCCCTAGCCTCGCTAAGACGATGATACATCGTTGATTCTCCAACAATTTCTGTGATACAAAAAGCGAACGCGCCGAAGGGCTGGCACCCGACGACGCGCTCTAACCAAGCCAACCTTACAGGAGGTCGAAATGGCTACTTCTCGTCTATGCTCGGTTGACGGCTGCGGCAAGGCACACACTGCGCGCGGTTACTGTAGTCAGCACTACGACGCTTGGCGAAAAAGGGGCGCTCCCGACCCTTCACCGAATGTGAGGGGAACGTGCACGATCCCGGGCTGCGACCGGCCCCACAGAGGTCACGGGTATTGCTCCCGGCACTATGAAAGATGGAGGGCGCACGGCGACCCTCTGAAAGGTCGCGTTTCAAATGGCGGCGCAACAGAATACTATCGCGAGGTCGTCCTTGCCTACCGAGGTGAAGACTGCTTGATCTGGCCATTCGGCAAAACACCAGCCGGATATGGCAAGGTTTGGGATGGTTCTCGCATGCAGATTGTCTCAAGAATGGTCTGCTCAGAGGTGAACGGCCCGCCCCCAAGCGAAAGCTACCAAGCTGCACATTCTTGCGGCCGAGGTCACTTGGGATGTGTAGCACCTACGCACGTCCGGTGGGCCACTCGCGAAGAAAACGAACGGGACAAGATTGCGCACGGGTCCATTCGAACGGGTGAGCGCCACCCAATGGCGAAGCTCTCTGCTGAGGATGTCTGTCAAATTCGGAAAGACGACCGGCCTCAGTGGCAAATCGCAACCTCCTACAATGTCACTCAGACTACGATTTCGGACATCAAAACAGGAAGGAAATGGGCGCGTGGCCTATGATGAGGCGCGCTTATTGATCTTGTCGAAGGCTGCTGCGATTTGGTTCTGAAGAAGGAGGAGCACAACGACAAACACTAGGGCTGTCCCACCGACCGCAACTACGGTCAGCCATTGAGCGCCAAGGGCGCGCTCAAAGATTGTTCCGCCACCCAAAGCCCCTCCTCCGAACAAGCCCACTATCCACGCCCAAAGACCGGTCCGTTCTTTAACCTCACGTTTTGCTGGTGGTGGAACACTGTTTTTGGCTTCCCGAAGTTCCGGCTCCGACAAGGCTCTTTGGATTGATTTACTTGTGCGGTGACCGACCTTTCCGTCAACCTTGAGCGGATTGCCGTCTTCCTCTTTGTTGAGGCTCTGGAACGCCTTCACGGCGTCTTCCGTCGCCTTGTCGAACTTGCCTGTTACCGGAATGGACACGCCGAGCGTGGTGAGGTTGCGCTGCAATTCCTCAACCAGCGGCCCGGTGTCACCAAGCGACATCGCCATGTCTTTGACGGGAGTCTCGGCGGGGGCGGGTTCCGGCTTCGCGGGCGCGTCATAGCCGGCAATGCGCAGCGCAAGGTCATAGTCTGCGGCATAGCCCGCGATCAGCGATGCCTTGTCGGTGCCGTTGACCACCCGGCGCGCACCGTTGAATTCGGACTGAGAGAGCGTCACATAGTCCGTCAGCTTCCTGCCGCTGAACCAGCCCTCCATCATCCCGCGCACAAGGATGGCGGCGGCGATGGTGGGTTCCATTGCCTTTGACGGGTTTGCGACGAGATCGACGTTCAGCGCCGCGCCTGCCCGGGCGTAGTTCGCTTTGTGCGTGAGCTGCACATAGCCTCGACCGAAGTAACCGGAAGACCAGTAGTCGGCCTTCACCTGCTTGAGCTTGCCGGCCTTCCACGCGCGGGTCAGACGCTCCTTGGCCTTGGCGTCGGTCGGCGCGAGCGTTTCGCGCACCGGGTGCATGGTGTGCGCCGTCTCGTGATGAGCCGTGGCCAGCACATAGGCGCACTGCGCACGCAGAAGACCGCGCTTCTTGCACTCGGCGATGATCAGGGCGGTATCGCCCAGCTTCAGGCTTGGCATGGCGTCTCCTTTCGGCGTGGTGCCGACTGGTTTCAGGATGATTGTGAGTGCGTCAGCCCGCCGGCGTTGCGATCTGCATCCAGGCGGCGTCGATCTGTGCGCCGGTCAGGCCGACGAGGGGCGCGAGCTGGTCGAATAGCGGATCTTCACGGCGGTAAAGGTCGCTCTCGCGATAGCGGGCCAGCGCCCCGGCTCGGGCCAGCCGGTCAGGTATCGAGGCAATGGCATCCTCGATCGCCTGCGCGACGCCGAGCACGTCGACCATTGCGGCAAACTGCCAACGCTTCAGCGGATAGTAGATCGGCGCGGCGACCGGACCCGGGAGCCCGTAGACGGCGAGCACACCGGACAGGCTGTCTTCGCTGTCGATGCGTGTGAGGCCCGCGCCCTCGGGCAGCGCCTCGACATAGCCGCCCTGCGCGCTCGACCAGTAGCGGGTCTCGTCGTCGCCGATCTGCCAGTGCCAGTCGGTCGGATCGTAATCACGCATACTGGCCTCCGGTCGCAGTTGTTCCAGTGCCATCGCCAGGCAGGTAGCTCGCTCCCCCGCCCGATGTCTGGATGACACCGTTCAGCGAGACCGTGTATCGGCCGCCGGTCGCACCGCCGCTGAATGTGTTGCTGTTGATCAGCATCATGCCGAGATTGTTGCAGTTCGCGAAGTTCGTGATTGCCGGAGTTCCGGTGATCGTGATGGTCCGGCTTTGAACGGTCACCTGACCCGTCTGCGCGCGCCAATGGGCCGTGGCGGCGGCCGTGATGGAATAGTTCCCAGTCGCCCCCACCCTGCCATATGGACCGGCGCGGACGTGGAAGCCCCAGCCGGTCGAAAATTCGACGGCCTGGTAGGTGAGTTCTGCATCCTCTGCATTGAGCGCAGCCGTCGCCGCCGTGCCGCCCGAGCAAGTCATTCGAACGCCGCGAATGGCGTAGGCTGTGGACATGGCGCGACTGTCGAATCCGTGCGTGCCGCCGCTGACGGTGATTGCAAGCACAACATTGGATGGGGTTGTTTCGTCGCCGACAACGATCACGGACCCGGCCCCGAAGCATCGCTTGGCAACGAGGCCAGAAGACGCGTAGGTGCCAGCCCCAACTTGGATGGTGACATTGTAAATCGAGAGATCCAGAGTCGCGGCGACATCAATCGCCTTCTGGATCGTCGCGAAAGCGCCACCGGCCGTGTTCGCCAGACCAGTGTTGCTGTCGCTGCCATCGGTGCGCACATAGTAGGTGCGGTCGGCCGTCAAAAGCTCGCGGATTTGGCTCGGCTGAACCGCCGTATCGGCCTTTGCCAGACTGGCAATGGATGCGCTGTTCAGCGCAACGGTCCGATCAGCGGTCGAATCCCCGCCACCCGTAAGGCCGGTTCCGGCAGTCAAGGTTCGGGCCGCCACTGCCTTCTCATCCAGAACAGGCTTTAGCTGGTCAGGTGTAATGACCTTTCCTGCTTGAACACCGTCCCTAATCTCCTGCGTCGTAGACGTAGGGATTTGGAATTCATGCGTGTGATAAGGGATGCCTGCCATGACTAATTCCCAATGAAAGACTGATGCGGGCTAGCTACCAGATCGAGACGGTTGCGGTTGAGTAGTTAAACGTTGTTGGCAGCGCCCATGGCCCAGGGGACTGACTTGCAGCGTCCTCGGATTTGTATGCGACCGAGCTATTTGTGTTTGTCGATTGCTGAGTTTTTACCCCGAGAGACCAGCCGGACGGCTCCGTGATTGTGCCGAAGCCGTTGGACCCCATGAGGACAAACCAGAGCCTCCCATTCGCCGCAGGGGTCAAAGATGGCGAATTTACGCCGCCACTCGAATTTCCGGCGATTCTTGCCGATACCTCGCAATTTGCGATCGAACCTGTTACCGCCCAAGCATTAGCAGCGACATTTGTCGAGCCGCTGAAGGTAATCGTCTGTGTGGGACCTTCTGAACCATCTGATATCTTTGTAAAAAGTGCGACAAAGCGAAGGCTACCACCACTCACTTCATTGTATAGAGCCGTCCAGCCCGACGGCGTTGTTACCGTCCTTGCTCCACTTGCTTCACCTGAAATCTGAATAAACAGGCGATCGCCTGTCGAGAACCCCGAAGGCAATGTGACGTTCATGCTTGACGCACCGCCAGCGGTCGAAGCTTCAAATGCACCGATCAATTCCGGCGGAGGGCCACGGTCAATGAACCCGCCGAGCATCACGGTATTGTTTCCGTATAGTTGACTTGGATCGCCGCCTTCTGACATGCGCTATTTGACGACACGGTCAGCGTCAGCTTCCCGCCGATCGGAAGGACATTGGCGGTTGAGTGCGACTGCGACTGTTCGCTGGTCGAAACAGAATTGGCAGAGCCGCCCAGCGATACGCCATCAATCTTGAACGTGAACGTCGCCGAACCTGATGCGCTTTGCGTGACGACGCTCGTCACGGTCATTGCCCGTTCGGCCTTCTGTATTAGCGTGTAGTCGCCGTTGGCTGGCGACAGCAGGTTCCACGTCGCCATCTGATTGACGCTGTGCGTGTGCGAAATCGGCGCATATTGAGGGTCAAAATACGCATCGAGCGCAGCCTTTGCATCGCCCCATGAGAGCGATTTCAGGATGTCGCCAGCGGCACTATCCACCAGTCCGAACTTGTCCGCATCGGCTGGCGTCGTCTTGGCCGCAGCAGCATCAATAACAGCCGCGACATCGGTTGGAGGTGGCAATCCATCGATCTGCTCTTGGATCGATTTCAATAGCGCCAGCAAAGGCGCGTGAACCTGCTGGCCATTGATGAACAGAACGACACGGATATCCTGCGGAGACGAGATGTCCGAGATAGCATTTTCGCCAGCCATTTTCGCCTCTCAGGCCAGCGCCAGCGTGGCGGCCACATACTGGCCCGTGTCGCCGGGGTTGAAGTCGCCTGGCGTTTCCGACGTTGCATCCAAATATCGGGAGGCGGTCGAGAGTCGAAGGCGGTTGTTCAAGCCGTCATCGATCGACCGATGGCTTCCTGGAACCAAAGAATAGCTCGGAGGCATCGCGATAATGCCGGGCGGCAAAGCAACGTCGCTCTCCACCGCCATCCAGAGCTTGGCGGCGAACCCTGCATTCAGTAATGGCGGGTCGGGGATGCCGTTGGACGCATGAATGCTCCCGTTGATCTGCGTCGCGCCGCGAACTGCGATGACGGAAGCAACCAGCCGGGCGCCCGCGTTCGTGGTTACGGTGATGGTCGCACCCTCGCTTCCATCGGCCAGCTTATAGAAGACCGCCATCTGCCGCAGTTCATCGCCGGACGTGCTATTGACGAGCAATGTCCAGCCGCCGGGCGAGAAAACAGATGTCGGCCCGCCTCGACGCGCCGCCCCGGTCAGCAACAGCATGTCTCCGGTAGCCACACCGGCCGGCATCGGGCAGTTGACCGAGGTGACGTGTACGTCTCCTCCATCAATCGCCGATGCGCCGACGACGACAGGGACGCGCGATCCTAGAATGCTCGTGAACAGCATTAGATGACCCGCGTGTATTTCAGTGCGAGGCGAGCGTTCAGGCACGCCGCGTTTGAGGAAATCGTCACAACGATGTCGTCGCCGGCCGCGAAGGTATTGCTGCTAGACCGCGACGTGACCACCTCCGATGAGGAAACCGCGTGCGCCGCACCGCCGATTGCACTCGAATTCACCTTAAACGTGGCTGTAGCCGTGCCGCTGTCCGCCTGGCTGGTGGTTTGAGTTATCGTGCCGCCGAACGGCGCGTTCTGGATCACGACGTAGTCACCATTGACCACAATCGGGATGAGCCATGATCCGCCTTCAGTGATTGTGTGGGTGTGGACGACGGCGGCGTAAATCGTATCGAAATAGGTTTTCAGCGTCGCTTTGATGTTCGCCCATGTGACCTTCTTGAGGACATTCGATGCGGCGCTGTCGATAAGCGGAACGGCGTCTGCATCTACGGGCGCGGTCTTTGCATCGGCGGCGGCAATGACAGGTGCAATGTCCGGGGGAAGATCGGTCGGGTTGAGGAGGAGCCAACCTCCCGCTGCGGAATTCAGCGCCTCCGAATAGACGGCAATGTAGATGCCGGCCGCCTGCACTTCACCACCGGACAACGCGGCCTCGCCGCCACCCGTGATCTTGCGAAGCGATTTCGGCCCTAGCGAATTGGCATTGAGCGTCGTTGCCGATGTGTTGTCCGCTGCGGCGCGAAAACAGACAATCAGCCCGTCATTGAGGGCGGCAAATCCGGTCGCGGATGTAAGCGTGATAGCATTTGCTGAGCCTGCTGCGGTGACGCCGCCGATATCAGTCAGCAGATCGCGAACACGCTTCATCAGCATGCGCGCACTGTCGTTGACCGAGGAAGGCGTTTGCCCCTCGGCAAAATTAATATCCGCATCCGCCGTGCCGTTGTCAGACGCGGTGGACGACCAATCGTATATTGAAGGGGCCATGATTACCCTATCGGTGTGCGGGACTGTTTGAGGGCCGCGATGAACGAGGCAAGCGCGCTTGCCTGTTGCGGCGATGGGCCGACGACAGGTGCCGGCGCAGGAGCGGATTGTGCCTGCATCGGCGCGAGAGAACCGAGAATATCGAAGGCGCTCGCTACCTTTGAAGCTGCGGGCTTTTCTGCGGTCTGGGGCGCAGGAGGCGCGGGCGTATTCGCTGCCGGCGCGACTGTTGGTGCCATCGCGCCGAGGATCGCTGGCGGCCTCTGTGGCGCTGCCGATTGAGGAGCCGCAACGGGCGACGCCTGCGCTATCTGAGGTGCGCTGCCATCTGTTGCGCCCTCATAGGCCATCCCCAGCCATGCCGGCGCGTTCTTGCCGCTCCCGCCCGCGCCCCATACACCCGGCGAGCCGAACCCGACATGCATGGAACCGGGGCGCATATAGCCCGGTCCCGCACCCCAGCCTGTAATGCCCTTCTCCTTGCCCTTCCGAACGATGTCCTGAAAGATCGGCAGATCAGCCTTGTTCGCCCAATCGAGCCGCCGACCATCCTTGAGAAAGAACACATCCGCCGCGCCACCGTGATTGTGTCGCGTCGAGCCGACACCCTGCCCCGGCCTGTTGCTCTCTTGCCCGCCAGAAAACACCTCCATGGTGACGCCCATGTCGCCAAGGAAGCCCAGCGCTTGGACCAATCGCGGGTCGAGCGGGTCGTTTCGGATAGCCCCCGCATTGGCATAGCGGAGCCATTCAGGCGTTGCCATCTAGAGCCTCGCTGCGATTTCGTGTAATGGGCGTTCTGGGAGGCGGAACGAACAATGAGAAAGTTGGCTATCGTCGGCGCACTGTTGCTGACAGGTTGCGCCGCGCAAATCATGCAGTCCTATGTCGGCAAATCGCTTGGCGATGCGGTCGCCAGCTATGGACCGCCGAGCTACGCCTACGACACAGGGCCGAACACCCGAACCTTCATCTGGTCCATGCAGAAGCGAACCGTTCTGCCCGGATACGCGACCACCAACGCCAATGTTTCATGGTATGGGAACATGGCAACCGGGACTGCGACAACTACATACACCCCGCCAGTTGCCATCACCGGCACTTGCCACTACGCCATTCATGCTCAGCGGACCCGAACCGATTTCGACGGCCCCGCTGCATGGACCATTACAGGGTATAACCCGCCGCGAGTTGGATGCCTTTGACCGAACCACACCTTTTCTGGACTGTCTTTTCTGCCGTCCTATCGGCAATCATGCTGGGCGGGATGTTCTTCTGGGGCCTTATCGCCTACAGCAGGAAGGAGCGTGAAGGGACGCAAAACAGCGCTTCTGGGAACCTCATTTTCATCTGCGTGATGATGCCGATGCTGTTCCTTCTCGGCGCATTTGCCGCCATATTCGGCTACTGAACGACCCGCTGCCGGAGCATCTCGACCAGCCGTGCCGTGGCCGGGGTCAACTTTCCACCAGCCTCTAGAATTTCCTGCGCGGCCTGCACCAGTTGAGCGTTGCCCTTGCCTTGTTTGGCCATTTTGGCCAATTCCTTCGCCGTGAAGCCACCGCTGCGTATCAACTCGCCGAGTTTGTCAGCGTTCTTGACCGTCATCCGATCTGCCACCGACTTTGCTGCAAAGCCCAGAGCGCCGACGCCTGCCATCATTGGGTTCATCGCAGTAGCACCGACATTCATTGCCGCCGACAGACCGCCCGTCGTGGGTGACAGCCTGCCGATCTGGCGGAGCATGTTCTGGCCGGGCGATCCGCGCACGACGCGCTCGGCCATTTCCTTTTCGGCCTGTGTCATGCCGCGTGAACGCTTCGGATTGTCGAGAATGCTGCGCACGTTCTGACGAATGGTGTTATCCAGATTGCCGCCCGTCCCTGTGGACTCTGCGCGGCGCTCAGCCTTGATGCGGGCCGTATCGACCATCTCCGAGCGACGCATACGCGCCCAATTCTCCCGCCCCTTTTTGATTCCCTCCGAAGCCTTTGCGGCATCACCGGCAATAAGGTCGCGAGCCGGAATGTTCTCCATGTAGTCATCGAGCCTACCGATGATGCGAGACGCCATCGCTCGCTCGGCTGGGTCTTGGCTGTTTGCAACCTGTCCAGTGATCTTACGAAGGGTGTCGAGACCCTTGTAGGTCGAATTGGTGTTGGCGAGCCGCTCCATTTCGTTGAGGATCGAGCCGATTTTTGGCTGAATAGTTGGGTGATAACCCATATTGGCGAGGTCGTTCACGGTATCAGTCGCGACCTGGCGCATACCTTGCAGGCCGACAATCACCCCCGCATTCTCAGCGGCATCATACCCAGCCTGACTGATCGCGCGTAGTTCGGCGTTGTCGGGAATTGCAGCGCGAGCGGCGCGACCAATTAGAGCGTCGGCAATTTTGTGAACCGCCGCACCGCCTGCCCCGCCTGTAACAGCACCGATAGCAGCACTTAGCATTCTCTCGCCCAGCATCCCCTCGCCGCTTCCGAAACCATACGCTCCGCCCATAACGGCACCTTGCGCAACAGCCTGCGGAAGCGACCGCGCAATCATTGACGGATTTGCGAAAGTTCCCGCGACCTGACCGCCCAAGCGCTCCCATCCGCCATTCGCATCGCGTTCCCGCTGAGCGGCAACGTTGGCGTCATAGTCGCCCTGCTGCCCGCCGATGCCCGTGAGGGAGCCGAGGCCGGCCGCAATTTCGTCTGCGAACCCGAATGATGCCATGTCGGCAACGCCGCGCACCGCATCATCGATGCGACGGAACACGCCGCGATGCTCCGGCAACCGATCAGTCTTTGCCGTTGTCTTTTCGCCATTTGCCGTGCGCTTCAACAGCGCCGTGCGCATGACGGTCTCCGGCGTTCCATCCGGGAACTCTGCAATGGATCCATCCGGCAGTTCGACTTCGATCATTCGAGCGCCCCTGTGGCTGGATTGAAGCGAAGCCGCTGCTGTTGCGGCTGGGACTGAGTTGCTGTCTGGCCGCCCTGCCCTGCGCGGCGGCGATACGCTTCGATACCGCGACCCAAGATGATTTCGAGGTCGTCCAGCGCAGTCTTGAAATCGTCTTCGCTCACAGCCTGGTTGAGGCGAGCGATGGCCTGTTCTGCCTTCTCGCCCTCGAGTTCCGTAATCGCACCGCCACCCTTGAGGCTTTCAAAGGCGCGAAGGAACGCCTGACCCTGTGTTTGCGCCAGACGACTGCGGAAATCTGCAACATTCCCATTTGCAAGGCCGGCAATCGCGTCGGGAATTCGGCCCTGAATAGTGCCTACAGAGCTATCGAGGCCCGGATGATTGCGAAGCGCCTGAATTTGCTCAAGAGCACTCTGGAACCCTGCCTCGGCCTGCGGCAAGCCAGCCTGTGCCTCGCCGAGCGCTTTACCGCCAGCGGTCGCCGCCGCCTCGCCAGCCACGTTCTTCTCGATCTGGCCGACTGGCTGGCGCGTGATCGGATCGAGCAGCACAAAATGGGTGCCGGCGTCGAGCTTGATAGGCTCCTTCGAGAGCGTGATGCCCTCCGGCATCTTCGTCTGGATGGCCTCGCCATTCTTGCCGACCTGCAACAGGACCGGATTGCCCTGAGCGTCCACACCATATTGCGGGTTCAGGCCGAACAGGTCACGCGCGCTGGGATTGTTGCGCTCGGCGATCTGGGATCGCATGTTGTCGATCTGGACGCGCTTGAACTCGTTCTCCAATGGGGCATTCGGGTCCAGCATGTTCTTGAGAACGTCAGTCAGCACCGAAGGGTTACCAGCGACAGCCCGCGCCTGCTCAGGGGCCATGCCTTGCGACGTGAGCCAATCGACGGTCTGATTGCGTTCGGCTTCCTGCTTTGCCTTTCCTGCCCTGCTCTCGCGGCCCGCCATCATGGACCGTGCGCCATATCCCAGGCTTTCATTAAGATTGCCGCCCATCGCCCATCCGGCGAACATGTCGGAAAGCGCCTGCCCGCGCTCACTGTCGCGGAAGGTTTTGAGCTTGTCCATCAACCCCGGTTTCTGTGCAGGCGTCGCGCCGGTCTGAACCGGATCAACAGGCGGCGCCGGGGCGAGCGCCATCGGCGTAGCGCCGGGGAACTGCTGACCGAGAAACCGCGCCGGCATGGCAGCGTTGCCGGCCATTTCCAGCGGTGCAGAGCCGAAGCGACCGCCTGCACCGAATAGCCGGGCGAGTTCTTCTGGTGTCATCGCATGAAGCCCATGTTCATCAGATCAAACTGCCCGCGCGCGGCCTTGGCGCGCCCTTGCGCTCCTGAGCCGTCACCCGGCCCCAATATGCCGCCGGTCAGGGTGTTCCCGGACGGCATCGGCTGAACTGGCAGACCCGAAATCTGCGGATTTGGAGACTGGACGGGCTGCCCGAGCAAACTCCGTGGGCGCTCATATGGCAGGCCACTGACCTCGGGTGATGGCGGCTGGAACGGCAGACCGGAGATTTGCGGCGACGGCTGCTCAAAGGGCAACCCTGACAATTCAGGGTTCGAAGGCGGCATGACAGCGGGCGCAGCGGGCGACGGTGCCGTTTGCTGCTGGCCGCCATATAGCCCGCTGATCCCCGGCGACTGCTGCGCACCGCCAAAGCCCGTCAGCATGTTCGTCATGCCGGGTGAGCCGAAAGACGCGCCACCCTGATAGCCGGTCAGCATGTTTCCGTTCGGCTGCTGGACGTAGGAGCGCTGCGGCCCATTGGCGTTCGTGCCGCCCTTTTCAGAAAAGACGCTCATCGGCCCTGCCTCCGACTCATGATCGTTTCAAGCAGCCCGCGCACATAGGGGTCTGCGCCGCCCGCCAATGGTGAATTCACAGTTCCCAATGGCCTTTGCGGAGACGAACCGCCGCCGAGCATCGATAGAAAGTCCGTGCGCGGCGCAGCCCCGGCATTCCCCGCATTCCACTGAGCCTGCGCAGGCAGCAACCCGAGAATGCCCGGGTTTTTTGCCGTGCCGCCGGCCATTTCCGGCGTGTTCTTGTAGCCTGTCAGCATGTTGCCGATGGGCGACGACATAAAGCCGCCAGACGATCCCGGGGTCGTCGGGAACGCGCCGGCCCCGCCCTTCGGGGGTATCACGCTCATTGCACCCGCTCCATTTCGAGGCCCAGAGCGGCGTAATCCACCGCAAGGAAGCCATCCGGCATCGTCGCCACCGCATCGGGCCTCGTCTCTGCGACGAGCTGCGCCATGACGCCCCTGTAGCGTTCAGGCGACCCGGTGTAGCTGAATTCCCAGAGCGTCTGCCCGTTGGCATATCCGACCGGCAGGATGCCCTCTTTCAGCCGGATATCGGACTTCATGAATATCTGGCCGAGCGCGCCGGCGATGCCGAGCGGATTGCCCGGCTGTGAGGCCGTCTGGACGTTTGTGCCGTAGTTGCCTGCCGACCCCGCTGCCGCACTCTGCAACAATCCGAGGCGCGTCCAGTCCTGCATGTCCTCGGCCTGCCATTTGGCGTAGTCGGCCAAGAGATTCTGCTGCTGTTTCTGGTCGAGCAATTGGCCGGCGCGGATTTGCGCATCTGCACCCGTCAAAGCGGACTGCTGGCCTGCGTTGCCGACATTGATCTGATTGGCGATCGACTGCGCATTCGAATTGTCGATCATGCCCACGGCGGCAAGCTGGTTCGCCTGCTGGCGGTTGTAGTCGTTCTCCAAGCCCTGCAAGAGCATCTGATTGGTGTTCTTCGCCAGGACACCGGTATTGGCTCCCGACCCATAGCGGCCCGAGCCGCTGAATTGGCTCTGAATGAGAGCGTTGGAGTCATTGATTTCGTTTTCCAGCCGGGCCTTGTAGTAAGGATTTCCCTCTTGCAGGTATTTCCCCGACGCGTAGTCCGTCAGGTAGTTCGACGCCGCCGATGGCGCTGCGGCCTGCTGTTGCAGAGCGCCATAGTCCGCAAAGTTCTGTCCGCCGGCCCGAGAGAGCGCATCGATACCGCCAAGGGTTGTCGGCGAATATTGCGCAACCGTCTCACCCTGATAGACCCCGCCGCCTGCCCCGCTGTTGTAAAGTTTCTGTGCCTCGCTGGCGGACTGCTGGAACAGAGGCGTTGCCCACGCGGGCGGCTTCTGTTCAGTGGTAGTTTTTGTGCTCTTGCCACCCATTAAATCGCCCGCCCATGATTCTTGTGGTAGCCAAGTCGCGTTTCAGCGGCTCTCCGAAGCTCTACCGCGCGTGCCAAGCTTTTCGAGCGCCCGAGCGTCACCAACTTGCCATCGACCGGAATACGCGCAACCCAAAGTCTTTTGGCTCGTTCCCAACAGACGCCCGGCTGGGTGCTTCTGTTCGTCGCATAGAGCCGCTTGTTTCCCATGTTTTCTGCATGCGAGACGGGCCGAAGGTTGGGGGGGCGATTGTCTGATTTGACGCCGTTGATGTGGTCAATTTCGTCCGGCCACTCTCCTTTTGCCAGAAACCAGACTAGTCGATGGGCCGCATAGTCTTTCTGGCCTGGGCGGACTTTGAGATATCCTTCTGAGTTAAGGAACCCGGTCCTCTTTCCGGCGCAACGAGATTGAAATGCCTTCCAGCCCCTGAGGGTTGCAAAATGCTCGCGCAGGCGATCACGCCAGCGAAGTTCGCCGGTCGCGAAGTCGCAATCAAATACGCTGGCAAAATCCATTACAGAGCCTTCCTCAGCAAGATCGCGTCCATGCGGTAGCCTTCGCGTTCAAATCCACGCTTCCAGCCCCAGCGCCCGACGACCTGAACCTCATTCGCACCGATGCTCGCCGCCCATTTCTCGACCTCGGCGACCAATGGAGCGAGTTCCTGTCCACCCTCTCCTGCCAGTGACGTGATGACGACCGATTTGTATCCCGTGGCGTCGTTCGTCTTCGTCTCTGTGAGGCAGAAGGACTTGAATTCCTCGCCCTCGCGGACGAGCCACAACTGCTGCGCTCCGCTTATGGCAGCTTCGGCCAGACCACGCACCGACACGTCATGCGGATACTGTTCCGCGAGCTTGGCAAAGGCAGCAGTGATCTGAGGGTGGTAGACTGCAATTTTCTCAAGCGGCCAGTCGGTCGTCAGTTCGATGTTCACCGCTCACCTGCCGGAGTGAATGCAACGTCCACGCCCTGCGCATGGCTCCAATTATCGCCGGCTGGAACCCGCACCTTGAAACGGTGGAACCTGCCGCGAGAGCGCTTGCGCACGCGTCCTGTGTTGGCGGATTGAGCCTGCTCAGGAAGCCAGTTCACGGCATCCCCGCGCCGGAAACGGAACCCGACCGTCACATGCGCGTCGTTCGTATCCACAACGGGGTAAACCGAGCTCGTTCTGACTATCCCGCCATCGACGCTGCCGGCCTCCGAAGTCGTCAATGTCGCCTCAAGCGACGGGCCGGAGAAGAAGCCCATGCGGTTCTGGCCATCGAAGCCGGCGAGCACAGGCGCGCCACCCTGCCACACTTTGCTATCGAGCGAGAATGGAAGGCTGTCCAAGCTGGCCGAAATGCTGTCCAGACCTTCCAGCGTGTAGCCCGGCGTGGCGGCGGGGAAAATCAACTGCACGTCCGCCTTGATCTGGCTGAACCGGCCAAGATTGAAGTCGTAGACGATGATGTGGTTGTAGGCGCCGGTCGCGCCATAATCGACCGCCCAATAGACCCGCGAAAAGAATGGGTCCACAGCGCCATAGATGCGCCCGATATCCGCACTCGCCAGTTGACCGAAGACGGTTCGATCGACCTTTTCGAACCCGACTGGCGTCAACGCTCCATCCGAGCCGATCTGAAAAAACCCACCCTCGTCCGCATAGAACGCCAGCGCCCCGCGCGATGCGATCGAATACGGCGATTTGACGCCACGAAGGTCGTGCACCTTCTGGAAAGTGAAAATCTCGACAGAGCCGGGAACGAAGGTCGCCCGGCGGATTGCCCTCTCCTGAAAAATCAGCGGATTGGTCGCCTCGGTCGAACCTTGCACTGCGCCGCCATCGGGGAATTCCTGATAGTCGGAATTGTTCGTGCCGGGCGTCCATTCCGTCGCATCATTCAGCCCCGACCAATGGACCCGGTTCGGATAGTCTGCCAGATCGAGTAGCGCGACGAAATCGCCCCACACTTTCACGTAGGCCGCGCGAGGCGGGTTGCCGCCAAGGTCTGCAAATTCCGCGCTTGCGCCAAGCTCGAATACCTGCGGATCGTCATTCACGTTGACGGCGATCACATAGGGACCGAACTGTGCGAACGACCATTGCGCTACATCGTTCGCGCCGTAGGTCACGCCAGTCTGAGAAGCGTCGGTCCAATCCTGGGTGTTGTTGTCGAGAATCCACAGCTTGTCCGCAGTGCCGGCGAAGATCGTGATCGTCCCGTCCAGTTCGCGCGCAAGAAACCCGCCGAGACAGACGCCTTCGAGAGCGGATGTTACCGCCGCGAACGATGGTGCTGGGATATACGAACCATCGGCGCTGAGCACGTTCAGAACGTCGCCTGCAACGCCTGAATTCAGTTCGGCCACGTCGGGCCTCCACTCTGCAAAACTAATCATCGCCATGCGGGAGCCTTAGTGAATTGTGTCGCCTGATCCGGCTGAACGCAGCCGCGTATGATAGGCCATAGAGCCGCGCCCATTCCGCTATCGGCTTCCTCTCGCCCTCCCATTCGAATTGGAGAGCAGTTCGCCTGTTTCGCGTCTGTTGCGTAGGGGTTGCCCATCGGCAGTTCTCTTTTGAGTAGCCGAGAGCGTTGTCCACTCGATCGAGAGTGAATCCGGGCGGGCGCTCGCCCATGTCCATCAGAAAGTTCTCAAATTTCACCCATCGCGGGTCATACTTCACGCCTGCCAAGGCATAATGTTTTGCGTTATCCCTGAATTCATTGTCGCATCGACGCTTCATCGATTGCCACGAATTGTAGGTTGGACTTTTCTTTCCCTGAGGCCTGCCTCCGTGAGCTTTCCGATTTTGGTTCCCATCCATGCAGCAGCTCCTGCACGAACGTGAATTCCCATTTCGCAAGTTGTCCGTCGAGCAAGAAGCGTATTGCCCGCAGTCACACTTGCATCTCCACTTACGCCGCCTGCCGGTTTCGACCACCTCAATGGCGACCAGTTTCCCAAATCGCTGCCCGGCGACATCTATTGCGTTCGGCATGTTTGATCTCCTTGGAAGATCAATTTATCAAACCTCGCAATCCATACAACGCCATTCTGCGAACGGGACCAGCATCAGAAACAGGTGGCCCGGATGACGCCGCGCCCAACACGAGAACTGGTCTCGCGTTTCAATGCTGCGTGCTGGTCGTGATAGTCGTTCAGCGCCTCGGTCGCGAGCGCTGCATCTTTCAACGTGTCCTTGGCGAGGATGTATTTTGCACGCGCCTTGATGAGATCGAATGCCTCATCATACCACGCGCTGTTCTCATCCTCGCCCATCGGCAGGGCCAGCCTATAGGGGCCAAGCTGCATGCGGATCGTGAAGACCGTAGGACCAGGGATGGGATACAACCGGATGCGCTGGCCAAACCATGTCCATGCATACGGCTCTCCCCGTGAGGCACTGCTGTCCGCCAGACTTTCCAGTTCCTCCGGAGAGGCGCGGCGCAGTGTGACGCGACGGATATTTCCGTCCTCAAGATAGAGCTCGTGGATTCTGACGGCCGTGGCAATCGCGGCATTGTCGCCGACACCATACCATTCCTGGCCGTCGACAGTGGCGAATGTCTCATCGCGGGTTTCGTTGAAATAGTAGGTCTCGCGCTCGCAATAGCGGATCGCTGCAATCACAGCCTTGCTGGTCGGGTCGTAATATTCGTTCGTCGTGTCATCAATGTCGTCGGCGATCGCCGACTGCATGGCTCCAAAGCCGGATGGCGGCGAGGACGGCCCGCCGGTGGTAACAGTTATTGGCATGGCTGACCCTCAGGGAGAGGAGTGGGGCGGCCGAGACCGCCCCATCCAGTCTTATGCGCCGCGATTGGCGATGACGTAGGCGACCACGACGTAGCCTGCTCCGGCAGACGGGGTTGCCCCCGCCGAGAGCGTTGCAGTGACAGTCGTGTCCGCGGTCATATACATATCGTCCGCCGTCGCGAACTCATCGATGACCTTGTATCCCTTGGACGTAATGACAAGGGCCGTAGCGAAGTCATCGGGGTCGGACGCGGTGCCGATATCGAGCGTCTGCGGAGTGCCGCCGGCAAAGGCGGTAGTCACGTAGACGCCGCTGAGGCTCGGGACGACCAGCGCCCCGGCCGGAAGGACGCCGACATTGTATGCGAGCGTCGTATAGACAATGGGCACCGATACGTAGTGCACCAAGTCCTCGTGGTATTTGCGCGCCACGGTCGCGACGGTTCCGGTTGCCATATCCGGTTCTCCTTACGCTGCCGGAGCCGCATAAGAGCCGAGAACAATCGTGCCGTAATCGACACTGTTGTAGACGGTCTTCTTGAGGCCGGCGATGGTGTTGGAACGGACGCCAAGCTCGCGGTCGTAATCGAACAGTTCTTCGACCCAGTTGAACTTGTTTTTTCCGCCCTTCTTGCCGAAGGCGATGGACGCCGCCTGCGCGCCGCAGAAGATCGCCCTGCGGGTGTTGTCAACAGGCGCCCCGTTGGTGCCATGGACACCCTTGGGAACGCGCGTGTTCTCGACAATCAGGGTGCGATTGTAGACACCCAACATCCCCGTATAGAGGCCGTTGTTGTCCTTTTCGCCGCCCTGCAAGCGCTTACCCTGGAGATCGAACCAGTTGCCCGCCGTCGCCGTGTCAGCACGCATGGAAAGCGTCTGATCCGGGTGGATGAAGCACACATAGTCGATATCCTTGCCGAGCCCCTTGATCGGGCGCAGCATCGGGCCGGTCGTCTTGGCGCGGTTGACCGCCTTGTCAATCAGCGACAGTTTGAATTCCTGCGTCGAGGAATTCATCGACTGGTCGTTGGCGACTGCGCCACCGCGAAACACGCGGGTGGCAGACGGAGGGATCGCGGCATTGAAGCCGAGATACTTCGCGCGGGCTTCTGCGGTGTTGCCGGCAAGCTGGTTGAAGAACCACGTATCGATGCGGTCTGCAAACCAGTCTTTCAGGGAATCGTAGGACTCCTCGCGCATGTCATACGGCACGCGCTGCCGGTCGATGGTCCCCTCATTGCGAACGCGATGGGCATGGCCGATCTCGTTGATGAGGAGTTCATCGTAATAGCGGGTAAGGCCTTCTTCGTTGCCTTCCTGCGTTTCGTTCTCCGTCGTGCCTTCGCCAGTGGCGAGCATGCGGATGCCCCAGCGAATGCGGTCGCCCGCGCCCTTCTGGGTTTCAGTCATGATCTGGCAGAGTGAGCCTTTGCCTTCGCCCATGTATTCGTAAGCGACTGTCTCTTTCAGCGCCTCGACATCCATGCGGGCGGACCAAAGCTTCACCGCCAGGGCGTCATTGACGCCAATGGTGTGAGTAGCCATCGTGGCCTGTCCTTTGATGATGTTGGGGAGGTGCTTCGCTTGACGCTGCGAGCGGGCGAGGTCTCAACTGCGGGGAGACGACCGTTCTACAGATGCGCTCTGTAAGGCGAGGGAGGACTTAACCGGCCCTCAGCGGTGACCTATCAAGCTTGCTGCATGAGCCGCTTGAAACCTTTCTCGCCGGCCTTCTGAAGCCAGGCTTCGAATTCGGGACCAGACATCGACGCAACATCCTCGGCGGTCTTCACCGTCCTGGTTGCGTTGCCGTCGCTGCCCGAAAGCGTGATTTCCTTCTCGACTGCATTGGCGAGCTTCGCGACCGCCTTGGCAGGGTCATCAGTCTTAGGAGCCGGCCCCTTGTAGCCATAGGCCTTTGCGAGGTCGTAGACGGCTTTTGCCGGAGACATCGATGCCTGGTGAGCGGAGATGATCACCTGTTTCAGTTCTGCGTTGATCTGCCGATCACGGCTCTGCTTGGTGGCGAAATTCCGGTCCAGCGAGGCGAAGGCCGACAACTGGCTGTCCCTCAGTTCGGCCAGAAACTTCGCGGCATCACCGAAGTCAGCCACCTCCTGCGAGAACGCTTCCGCCTCCGATGTCCAATGCTGCCAGATGGCTTGCTCGACCTGCGCTTCATGGCTCTGCTGCGCAACCTGCGCGGCGCGCTGCTGTTCTGCCGCATTGATGGCCCGCAACTGTTCGTTCTGGTAGCGAACGGCTGCGAAAATGTCCTTCTCGGGGTCAGGCGGTTCCTGCTTTTCGGGCTGCGGCTGGAAACTCAGCATCTGGTTCAGCCGGTCTTCCAGCAGTGCGGTGCGCCGGCGGTTTTCTTCAAATTCGCCGCGAAGCCGCTTGTGGTCTTCGCGCTCCTTCGTCAGTGCCCGGAGCGGAACCTGCGGATCAGCCTTTTCCTTCTCGGACTCCCCGGCCTCTGCTTTCGGAGCGGGTTCCGCCTGCTGCTCGACAACCTCCGGCTCGGCCTTTGGCTGTGTTTCGCCCCGGCTCTCAAAATAGGCTGTTGCTTCCGGCGACAGTTCGTCGCCAGTCTCATTCTCGTCTGTCATGGTCTGCCTTGCGTTTTACACCGTCGCGGGTGAGGCTACGTGCGCCGTAGCGGGCGAGGCCGGAAACATACCGGCATTCGTGAACTCAATTCGGCAGGGAAGCCGGCTGCGGCTTCATGGCCGCGAGCGCTGCATTGCGCTCCTCTGCCGCGATCCGCATCCGTTCGGTTTCCTGTTCCATCATCGAGATTTGCGCCTCGATCTGGATTTTCTGGATTTCAGCGGCGGTTTTCTTTTCCTCCGCCGCGATCTTGGCCATCTCAAGCTGCAATTTCTGGCTTTCCATGGCCATCTTCTGCTGCTCAAGCTGCTGTTGAGCCTGCGCCTGTGGATCCTGCCCGTTGCCCATGGACTGTTTCAGCTCCTCCACGAACGAGGCTGGGAGAGGCGCATATTTTGCCAACACCATCGCCTGAGACGGGCCAACCATGTCCTTCAAGATGGGCAACATCTGCATGATGGTTGCCCAGTTCTTTTCCTTCTCGTTCGGCGAAGAAGGCGCGTCGTCAACGATAATGTCATATTCGATGTTCGCGACCGCCTCTTTGGTGAGAGGCACGAAACGAGCGCGATCGTCGCCCACGATGCGGACCAGGCGACCGTCCGCAAGGTGCTCCTGAATGAGCACCAACATCCCCCTACCCTGAATCTTGCGATACCGGCGAAGGCTGTCGAAGAAACTGGCGAGGATGCCCATGCCGGACTGCTTGCGATGCTGTTCCAGCACGCCAGGCTGATTGACCTCGCGCATACCCAGCAATTCCATGTTGACGCCCGTCGCCTTGACGATCATCTCGTCCGCGTAGTGCATCAACCTATCGAAACCGGCAGGGAATTGAGGGCCGGGCTTGGGCTGCACCTTGGCCGAAGGGGCAGACAAAGCGCCCTTGCTCATCCATGTGATGCGCTCGGAACGCGCCCAGCTTTCCTCCGCCTCGCGCTGATCATCGAACGCATCGCGCTCCGCCATAATGCCGCCCTTGGCCTGCGAATTGAGAATGTGCAGGACTTGGGAGAGCCATTTGTTGGCCCAGCGCTGCGGGTCTTTCGCCCGGCGCACGATGCCGTAGAAAATGCCCTTGTCGTGATCTTTCAGGCCAGTGATGCACGCCCACGTAAACTGCTTGGACGAGGTGGGAACGGGCTTTTTGAGCACCTTCGCGCCCAATAGGCATTGCATGACGCGCTCGCGGGTCAGTTTGACCGATTGGAGGACTGCGCCGGCCTTCTTTGCGATCTTGAACTTGTCAGCGTCGAGATCGACCTGCATGGGCTGCATGGCAGGCGGCGACAGGATCACCGCCTTGTAATACGTCTCCTCCTCACGATACTGGCACTGGACGACAGTGACCTTGCGCCGATCACCTTGGGGACCGTCAACTTCCTTGTCGTATGTGGCCGGCGAACGCGACGGTTCGTCGTCTTCCTCGGCATCCGCCCATGCTGCATTCAGATCATCATCCGACGCATCCGGGGCCAGCTTTCGGGCTTCCTCAATCGACATGCTGCGCACACGCCACAGGCGCTTTGAATCGACCAGATTGGCTTTGCTGGCGCTCGCCGACCAGACCATTTCGAACGGATCAACACGCTCGATCTTCGGTTCGCCGTCCGGGTTATTGGTCCGGTCAAGGCGCGTTTCCGTCCAGCCCATGCCGGCGGTAACAGTGTCCTTGAACGCCTCGGATTCCTCGTCTTCCGCATCGCAACTGTCGCGGAACCAATCAGCCGCCGAGGTCAGCAGCTCATTGGCGATGGAATCGCCCGGCTCACGCGGAATGAACCGCGTCTCTCGCCTGTTGCCGGTTTCGAGACCAACAACAGCATCGACCAGCACGCCAGTTCGGTTGAAGGTGATGACCGGCCTGCCCTGATCCTCTAGAACCTGCTTGTCCTCGCGGCTCCACTGGTGACCGTCGCGGAACTGAAAATCCTCTTTGGCTTCCTTGCGCCACTTGTTGGCGACAACAACGTCCTCGCGATACCATCGCTTGTATTTCAGCAGTTCGCTATCCGCTTCCGCCGGAGCGGTGCGCTCATAATTGCCAGCCATGTCTTTGACCTTCTAAGCAGCCATAGAGCTGCCCCTGCGTGGGGCGTGCTGGCGGTTCTGGGTTACGCGCGGCTGCTCATAGGCAACACACATGAGACCGAAGGCGTCTGCTGCATGGCTCGACCAGTCATGATCCGGGCCTAGACCGATATTGCGGTCTGGATCGCGCTTTTCATGATACCAACCCAGAGCATCGCGACCGGCTTCCGTCGTCGCCTCGTTGAACCAGATCGAACCGAACAGACGGCGCGCAATCTCCACCCGCTTCAATGCTGCGCCCTTGCCCTGATTTGGCACTGTGCGCGTCTGAAACCCTGCGGCGGATATGTGATCCTCGAAACGGATCGCCGTCACCGCGTCCCGCTTCTCCCCGTCATGCGGCAGGATGCATTCGGCAGCGCCATATCCTTTGGAACGTAGCCAATCGAGATGCGCGCCAAGCGGCTGATTTTCGACCTCATAGTAGTCAAGCACACGAATTTCGCGGCCTACAAACTGCGCAATCCAGATGGATGTGGCATCCGATACGCCGATGTCCCAAACCGCCTTGAGCGGCATAAGAGGGTCGCGGGCGACGTGGCCGATACGGCCTTGTGATTTTGCCTCGGATAGGTGACGCGCGAAATACGCGCCCTCGACAATCGTCTTGTAACCGCCTTCCCAGATGTGCTCGACCTGATCCGGGCGCTCGTTCAGATCACGCTGGCGCTGGCGTTCCAGAATGGCCGGAAAGCGCGGATTGTCCCGGTAGTTCAGTTCGACAATCTTGTAGCGATTGTCATTGGACGCCCGAAACCGCTTATTGGTCGCGCTGGCCTTGCGCTCCGGGTTCCATGTCACCCACAGTTCGCTGTCTTCTTCGCGCAGCGACGGAATGAGCTTCGTCCATGCGTCATCGGTGACCGGCTCGGCTTCATCGACCCAGCACAACAGGATGCGAGCCTGCGACTTGACGCTGTTGATGTTCCGGTCGAGGCCGATGAAGGTGTAATACACATCGCCGGGAAGCCCGGTCGTGCGGACGTAGGTTTCGCCGATCTCAAAGTAGACCGCCAGCCAAGGTTCTTCCTTGATGGCCTGTTTGATTTCTTCCAGCGACGAATCCGCCAGCGTTTTCATAAACTGGCGACCGCAGAGGATTTGCCCCGAGCGACCCGCGCTCGCCCACATATAGGCACGCACAGCAGTCATCTTGGCGAATGAACGCGTCTTGCCAGAACCACGCCCGCCGAATGCGCCCCTTACGTCTGCCTCTCCCTCGAATACGGGAAGGAGCTTGGGAGGAAGCTCAACCTGAGCCGCTGTCATTTGGCCTCAGGGCCGTTAGAATGACATGCGTAACCCTGACCGCAGGGTCATCCTCATCGCCACCAATCACCGCCTGCGGGACTTTGCCATCTGTCCTGTCTGCAAGCTCCTTGATGGCGTCGAGCTTCCCATCTTCCATGGCCATGTTGATGAGTTTTCGAGCTATTAAACGCAACGCTTTTTGGTCGTCGCCTACAGCCGCTAATTCCATCCGCAGCGCGTCCCGAAAGGGCTTTTCCTGCTTTCGCCCGCTGTTTGCGTTTCCTGCCATTCTAAAAACCCTAAGCCTTTGAACGCACGAACCCGATCTGGTCCATGCGGTTGCGGGCCATGATCTTGTTGCCGGCTGCGTCCACAACGCCTGTGTCGATCAGTTCGTAGTCTTCGTGAACCGTCCACGTGACAGGCGGGCGATCTAACCGCTGATCTACGGGTGCGGGATGCGAGGCGGTTGTATGCCGGCCCGTCAAAATATCAAACTCAGTGTGATTTCATGCTTGACTTATCCAACTGAGTTGGATAGATTGGTCTCATCAACAAGGGAGACCGACATGACCCACGAAATCGAAAGCCTGCCGACCGCCGCCGAAGCAGAAGCGATGCTCACCGCGCTAGACCGTCTCATGGAGACCAATGCCGCCGTTGCCGTCGCTCAGACCGAGACTGAAAAATATTGGGCTGGTTCTGGTTGGGCTTCCGTCTGCCGAGATTACAAAGCAGGTCGCGTCGCGACAGTTCGCGCGGGGCGATAATGCCCCGAGATCAGATTGACTTTACCCAGACATTAACCCAGGCGCTCGACAGCCTTGAAGTCACGCGCCAAATCGACACTGAGAACCCGCAGAAACGAAAGTGGTTCATCCCAGGCCGTTACCTAGGCTCCTTCGACGCGCATGAAGGCTGGTGCGTTCTCAGACACTACGATCGCTGCGGCAACTGGGTTATTGCTATTCGAGAGGCGCAGGGGGAACTGCACCACGGTTATGACTATGAGCCCAACTAGCTTCACCGCATGGCTTGCAGACATGAAATCTGCGGGCCTTGCCCGTTCTGATGCTGAATGCGCTCGGCTACTCGGTATCAGCGCCAATGGGCTGTTGAAGATGAAGAAGCAGGGAACAACCCGCCAGACCGCCCTGGCCTGTCGAGCACTCCTTCACCGTATGACGCCCTACGGCGAGTAGCCGCTGGGATGCGAGGGCGATCCCAGGCCCTTCAAGGTGCTGGCGGCGGGCTTGCGCTGCCCGGTGCACTTCCGCCTCTGCCTCGCATTCATGTCCCGCTGGGGCGGGGAAATTGAATGGGCTTACCGTTTCCGCACCAACCACGCATGGGGCTGACCACTAACCGGGATTTCGATGGTCATTTACCGGATCGCGAAAAGCGGGGTAGACGTTTCGCGCGCCTGTGCGCCGTTCTACAAGCCCAACTCTGACCCGCTCACTGCGGGAAACCCTGAATCAAAAAACCGCCTGTTACAGCGGGCCGACCGGCGCAAAGCGCCTCGTTATCTGAGCCATACGGTGTTCGGTTACCGTAGTCAAGCGGCTCGATTGCGGCGCGTCTGCAATCCCCACATAGTGGCGAGGTCGTCCAGATCAGCCCTGAGATTGTCCGCCATCGTCAGGCGCTCGCGTTTGTGCGGTGTAAGCTCGGTCAGTGCCTTCCCCTCCCCGCACACAGCCTCCACATTCTCATATCCGCGCTGGCCGAGAAGGTTCCTGCACCTTTGAAGCTCGAATGCTGCGGTGAGTTTTGTCACCAGCGGATCGCCTTTCCCGCCGTCCACTCGATCGGCGCTGTAATCCAGGCTGGCTGACTTACCGCCGGCCTTCTCCCATATCGCCCGGAAATGGTCGGATGCCTTCTTCTGCGCCTCGCCGAGGAGACCGCGCGAGAACAGCGTTTCGGTCGCGCTCTCGCGCGTGTTGACTGTCGCCTCGATATACCGAGGGAACGCCTTCTCGCCTTCCCGCGCCGGCTCCCAAGCCGGATTCTCGACCACGCGCTTGCGCAGCCCGTCATCCGGCTTCGGTTGCTTCTTACGTTTCGCCATGCCGCATCACCTTTGCTAGTTCCGCTTCTGCTCTGTCACGCGCACTCAACTCGCCTCCTGCCCGGTATCCCAATACCTCTCCCATATGCTCCCTGAGCACCCGCCAAGCTGCGCATTCTGCCTCTGAGGCCAATGGGAACAGGATTGGCTCTCCGTTCTCCTGAACCGTTTCCCATGCGGGTTTGTGGACGCGACGGAACTGACCCAGGAATTGGCCCTGATAGGGGATGGCTCTGGCGTTGAGGTCGTTCAAATCGGCCTCAGCTTCCTGCCCTGAGCAGCTCGCTTTCGGACATAAGCCCGCTTTCCATGCAGGACTGACGTATGGTCGCGCTGGAGGATGTGACCGATCTCAACAAGGGACCGGCCTGACCGGCGCGCGGTCCAATACATGACCGCCTGTCGAGCAAAGGTGACATCGCGGCTACGGCCGTTTCCCATGATCTGCGCCGGCAGAACGCCGGTCGCTCGCGCAATGCGATGAACGATCGCCGAGACGCTGGAAAAGGTCGCCACCTGTTCGGACCACTGCTGCCTGACGCGAGCCAATGCAGCGTTGCCCGCCCGTATGGCCTCATTCGCGATGCGGCGCTGCTCAGCGATCTGTGCGGCATTCTCCTGCCGGCGCTTGCGCTCTGCGGCCACATACTCGGCGCGTTTCTGCCGGCGAAGCTCCATGATGTTGACGACCACCACATCGCTTTCCTTCTTTGGCGGAAGCGGTTGGCGTGGCTGTGTCCATTGAAGCGCTCGCATTCACCCCTCCACGCTCTTGATGCGGCCGATCATCATGCCGCCCTCGCTTTGCTGAACGTCGATGGTGCGTCAGGAAGCTGAGCAACAAGGCCCGGGTCGAGTGTCGGCACGAACTCTGTAGGCTGCTGATAGCCCGCGCAGAACCGCTCGTAGGCCGCTGAGACACGCGCTCGCGCCGCTTGAGTCTGTCCCGCTCGGATCGCCGCTTCCTCACGCCGCTCACGCTCTTGTTCCTCGGTCAAACGAATGCGGCGGGCATGCTCGAGGTGCGGACGCTGCGCCGCGTCGCACTGCTGGCGTAGCTCTGGCGGACTTGGGAAGAACGTGTGTCCAAGCGCCCCGCGCATGATGGCCTTCACGCCTTCGGAAAGCGCATAGCGTGTCACGCCGTCGAGAGCGACGAGATACATGTGCCGGTCCATGTCCGCGTCATCGGCTTGCCGCGAGGGCAATACGGCGAGCGATGTCAGAGCCTGCAAAACCTGCGTTTCGGTCGCCTTTGTGGTCGTGTCTGGTGCTGTCGTCGGCAGCATTTGGGTATTCTCCTCTACGGATCAGTTCGAGGCGGGCGGACTCCCCGGCGTTGCGGGGCTTGGCTTGAGACGGCGGGCCTGTCGCCGTCCGCTGCTGGACTGCTGGCGGCGGTGCGATCCGCCGGTCTCTGGCCTCGAAAACCGCGCCGGAGCAGTAGGCCCATGAACGTGGCGTTGCGCCCTTGGCGCGGATGGCACGGAGCGCCGGGAGGATGTCAAGATCGATGTCGCAGCCGCCCATGATCCAGCGGTAGGGGTCCGAAAGGATCAGAAACCCGGCGGTTTTGGTTTCGTCGGTGATGCCGAGGGCGTCGAGCATGTCGTTTGCCCTCCCGGCGAGCGGATCGCGCGCGTCACAGCGCAGCGTGGAAGGGGTTATTTCTTTAGGGGGTGTGGGGGACTTTTCTTTAGGGGAAGGGACATCCGTCACCGTTACGCTCGTTACGTCACTATCCGTCACATGTGACGCCTTGCGCGCACGGTAGCGGGCTTGGCGGGCGGCGCCCGATGAGCGGTCCGCCTGATCAGCTTTCACGGCTGCGGCAATCTGCTCCGCAGTGCAGCCGGCAGCAACCATGGCATCGAGAACGGCGGCCTTGATCATGCCAGCGCCTCGATCTTGACTGTCACCGCTCCATGCGGAGGCTTCGGCACGTCGCGGTAGGGAACGATGGCCCAATTGCGATCATCAACGCCGATAGCGTCCGCGATCCCGTCGAAGCTGGACTTCATGGCGGCCAACATTCCGTCGAGATCGCGATGCCGATTGTCAGGCGGATTGAAGATCGCGGTGACCAGCAAAGACGCCGCGTCCAGCTTCCGCACGCCCGTAGCCTTGGTGGCATAGGCGGCGTCCTGCCGGGCCTTCTTTGCCGCCCTGCCCTTCACGGCCCAATGCACGCGCGCGTTCGGGTGCAAGTCGCGGGACGGCCATGGCAGTTCGATAAACGCCGGAATGACAGTCAGGTCAGGCCCAAGGCTTGCTGCTTCTGCTTTGGAGAGACGAGCGGTCACGATCCTCTCCCCGGCACATACAGGCAGATCGTCTTGCCGGTTTCGCTACCCTGATATGAACACCAGTGGAAGCGACCGTCCGGGCTGTCCTTCACCTTCGGCGAGCCGTAGGCAATAACTTCGCCAGATGGCACGGTGTAGCCCTCCGGCCCCTCGTGAATCGCGAGGTCGTCAACCTCCCTGCAATCGACGCCGGAACAGCAAGCCGTGCTGTAGGCCCAGCCCATTGGCGCGTCATGCGCCTTTGCCGCCACCATAAGCAGGGCGAAAAGGGCGATGAGGATCAGGATGGCGAGCGGTATCCAGAATGATGCAGGAAGGCGCGGACGAGGCGCATCCTGCGCCTCATGCAGGTCGCTGTCGTATTGGTTGCCGTTCCATGGGTTGGGGTTCATGCGATGCCCCCGAAAAGCGGGCCAGCTTCGATGTTCTCAGAAAATGCAGGACCGCCAATGCGTTCCTTTGCCACTTGGAGCCAATGGCCCTGAATCTCGACGCCGATGAACCGGCGCTTCGTCAAATTGCAGGCAACGCCGGTCGTGCCGGATCCCATGAAGGGATCGCAAATCAGATCCCCAACCTGCGAAAAATCAGCAATCAGTTGGGCAATGAGATCGACGGGCTTTTCGGTCGGATGGCGACCGTCACGAAACGGAGCGTTTGTCCCGTAGGTCCAGACATTGCGCTTCCCGCCACCATTCCATCGGGAATGTCCTTTGCCGCACCAGACAGCCACGAATGCCTCTACGGCCATGGCTGGCCCCTGCCCATTAAACTGCGGCGCGGAGTCTGGCTTGTGCCAGAAGCAGGCGCGTTTGTATCGAGCGCCAGCGGCTTCGAAGGCATCTCGCCAGGGTGCAATGCCTTCCGGCGTGCAGAACACAAGCGCCCATCCTGACGAGATGCGTGTGATCTGCGCAGCAGCGTCGGTCCGGATTGCGTCAATGCTTTCGAAATCAACCGGCTTCGGCGAGGCATAGCCATCAAGGCGGATGCACGCGGCATCCGCCTTCCCGACATGCATGTGCTTCTCGTAAGGCGGGTCCGCCAACACGAGATTGACCGAGTCAGCCGCCATGCCACGCATGACAGTCAGACAGTCATCGTTATGCAATGTTGCTGTTCCGACCTCGACAAACATCCCCTCACTCCGCTGCGATGCCGTGCTCTTGGGAGGCGTCGAGATAGGCGCGGGCTGCATGAAGACGGGCGCGAGCGTCCGACCTATCAGCCGCGCATTGGCGACGGGCTTCCGCTTCTTCCTCGTCAAGCGCCTTCCGACGACCGGCAATGATGGCCAACGTCATTTCAAGCTCGCGTGCCGCCCTGTCGTCATCCTTCTGTGCAAGCGAGCATTCGTCTCGCATGGCCTTTCGGACGGCATCGCGGCGGGTCCGGTGATCGACCTTTGGCGCGTCCGATGTGTCGTGGTGAAGTTGATGGACGTTGCTCATCGCCCTACCCTCCCTGCTTCCTTTTTCTGCGCAATGCGCGCAGCAAGACGCGAAGCCTCGCGCTCCAAATCTTCCAAAGTGTCATCTTCGTTCATGGCCTTTTCCAAAGCGATTTCGTGCTGAAGCTTGGAGACCTGGCGCTCGCACAGGTCCAAATAGGCCGCCCTGATCCGGGCAAAGAGGCCCGCTTCGACCGTCTTTGCGCGGCCTGTTCTGATGTTTTTGAGAGACCAGAACGGAATCCCGTATCTGGCTTCGAGCCGAGAAAGCGCAGAGTCCTGATCGCCCCAGCCCCGCGTTTCCCGCTCGACCATGCGCCTGACATAGCCGGACGCCACCTCTGCGCTCCAAAGACTCGGTTTTCGTGCGCCACATGCTTCAATCTCCATGCCAATGTTCGGGACATGGAGAAGGGCAGAGGAGCAAAGGACGTGCAGACAATCGGCCAACTGGCGCGCCGCGTGGTGGAACAGGCAGGACGCGCGAGAGAGGCCGCGAATGAGAACGGTTCCGGGAGCCGTGAAGTCCCGGACAGATTTGGGATGCGCCGGCCGCAGGCGCTGGACGGGGAAGCTCTGAAAAGTCCTCGTGAGGGCTTCCCCGTCCGACAGGCCCGCCGGGCGCAGAACGACAATAGGCGCGTGAAGTGAGAGCGTCATTCGCCCTTCCCTTCCGGCTTGGAGCGGCTGGCGGACGGGAATGGGCGGCACTCTCTCCAATGAGTGGGCTTGCGGTGCCAGCCGGGGCCGATGAACGCTCCGGACAGATATCCCGTGTGCGCTTCCTCGTGCATCCGTTTGCCGATGGCCGGGAAAAATACTTCGACACGATGCTTTGGCAGAGGGACATCAGCGATGAGCATCCACCCATCCGTAGCCTTCTGGCGTTCAGCCATGAGGGCGCGGGCGATTTCTTCCTCGCAAGCTTCGCGGAACGTGACGCCGAGCGTTTGATGACAGGCTATCCAGTCCGCGCATTCGGTAGCGGCGCGCCGGATATCGTCTGGAATAGTGGCAGGCGCAGCCCGAGAGGGACAAGCCGCGCCTGCCTTCGCCGCTGCGTGGGGTTGCGCAGCGGGCGAATGGGTGGGGGAGGTCATGACGACTCTCCAATGTTCCGCACATCAACTGCCGCACCTTGCGCAGTGACGCGCAAACGGCGGTTGTTTAGGTATCGCTCGACAAACCCAAGCGCTTCGAGGCGACTCCATGTTGCCCGCATAACCGGGGCGCGTTCGCCAGCGGCAAGGAGAACTTGGTTGCGGTCAAACACGCCGTCACCGTTGCGGTTGCGGAGCCATTTCAGGGCGGAGAGTTGGGCTACGGTAGCGCTCATTCCGCATCTCCTTCCCGCCATGCGCGCCAAAACCCGCGAGCCAGAAAGAACAGATCGGCAAGGAACCGTATCGAGGCGATGAACAGCACGCCGGCAATGATCAGCAGGACCATGAAGGCGATGAAGTCAGGGACAGGCCATGGAGAGGGAGAGGGTGTCATGCGGCCCTCGCGACTTCGTAAGGCTTGGCTTTTTGGGCGCGCGGCTTGAAGTGATCTGGCCAAGAAATTGCGAGCCCCTTGCGAACAGCAGTCACTGCCAACGCCGCAATAAAGCGGCGATTGCCGTGCGGCTCACGCTCGATGAGCCGCCGGTGATAATTCGCTCGAACCCCGGCAAGGCGCTCGGTGTCCTCAAAGGTAATGCGATTGCGCCGCATGAAGCCGGCAATGTCGGCGGCTATAGTGTCAATGTCTGTCGCCGACTGGTATCCACGCATGTCCGAAGGGAGGCTGCCGAACAGCCTCACGTGCTCGACCACTCGCAAAGTCTCGCCGCGAGCATGGAAATACTCTCCCCCTATTTTCTCGGCGTCGAGCCACATGTGGATGAAATCCTCCGTCAACATGCATCCGGGGATCGCGCCGATCAGTTCACAATGGAACGGCAGCAACAGCCCTATGGAAGCAACGCGGTTCAGGTGGCCGTAGGAGCAGCCAATCTTGACCGCCTGCATGTCCATGCCGTTGGCCGCGATGCATCGGGCAAAATAGACATCCTGCCCCATGCTCATGCCGCGCGCTCCGGCGCAGGCCAAATATCCGGGCGCGACTTGTGGCGCGGGATACCAGCCCTGTCCTCAAGCTGGATGGCGCGCTCAACTGGCACGTCCTTCCACTGCGAAACGGCCTGCGGCGAGATATCGCCGAGCAATCGGGCGATGCCCGAATTGCCGCCATGCGCCAGCTTGAGGGCTTCGAGTGGGGAAGTGGCTTGCGTCTCCATGCCCATAGTGAAAGCATATCTTTCGGCTTATTGCAAGCATGTCTTTCAGTGAAAGTTTTGCTCGCATCCGCCATGGTGCCGGTATGGCCCGTGAAAAGACTGTTGACCGCGAGCGTGGCGCTCGCATCCGCCACATTCGCCGCGACATTCTCGGCATCGACTCTCAGGAGAAGTTCGCCGAAGTGCTCTCTGAGGCGTCCGGCTTTCCGCTATCGCGCGGTGCGGTCGGTAATTGGGAGCAGGGCAAAGACATCGGCATCGACAACATGCGGGTGCTGGCCGAACTGGCCAATGTGTCGATCGACTGGATTGCATACGCTGCCGGCGACCAGCCAACCCGAGAGCGCGTAACCCAAGTCCACCCGGATGCTGACGCGGTTCGCCTCGTCGGCTACGTCGGGGCCGGAGCCGCCGCGCACTTTTATGCGGTGGATGCCGGCAGTCTGGAACTGGTTGACGCCCCGCCAGGCTCGACAAAGGACACGGTGGCCGTTGAAATACGAGGCACTAGCCTCGGCGAGCTTTTCCAGCACTGGTTAATCTACTATGACGACGTGCGGTCACCCATCACATCGGACCTGATTGGCAAGCTGTGCGTCGTCGGGCTGATCGATGACCGAATTCTGGTGAAGCAGGTTCGTCGCGCCAAAACGCCCGGCCATTTCGATCTGCTGTCGAATACCGAAGAGCCAATGAGAGATATTGAAGTTCTCTGGGCTGCCAAGGTTAAGAACATGGTCCCTAGAGGCTAGTTCAAATCCCTTCCTGCCAACGGGTTCAGACCGGGTATCTGCCATAAACCCCCAAACCCCCTTTCCGCAGAAAGGAAGCTGGGAGCCTCTGGCGTTCTGCCACACGGGACGAGCCGAGTAGAGCCACCACGGCGGCATTACGGCTCGCCGATCCTCAGTTCCCGTGCGCGCCGTAGGATGGATAACCCCGCGCCCCGCCTTCCCTGCACGGTCGAGCCGTAGCCAAACCCGAAGCGGTTTCCGCAAGCTATGCTTTCACAAATCGGAAAGCAATGCTTTCTTTTTGCTTGCGCCGCTCTGAAAGATATGCTTTCATACCCTCATCGAAGCCCCGCAAGACGGTTCACCTGATCTGGCTTCGCAAACGAAACGGCCACGCAAGAAACGCCACTGGCGAATGATCTGGCCGGGAAACGAGAGGACGAGGGAATGGAAGTTAATCGTGAAGTCGCCGTGAAGGTGTTGCAGGTCGTGGACGCCGGCCTTGTCCATGGTGTCGGAGAACCCGAACCCGGCAAGATGTGCGTTGAGGCCGCAGTCTGCTACGCCATGGGTTTGCCTCACGGCGACGACCCGCAGTGTGTGAGCCGCCCGCTGCGTGCGCTCAAAATCAGGCTGAACGATTCCGCGTGGTCCAGCAATGAGGCTCGCGCCAAGGGCCTGCGTCGGCTGGCCGTAGCGCAACTCGGAAGCCGCGATGTGCTGGATGATGCTGAATTCGTCCGTCGCATGGTTGATCTCGCCATCCGCAAATGGGCGCCTGCGGCTCTCCGCTCCGCTGCGGCATGTCATCCAAACCCGGATCATCAAAAGGCGCTAATCGAAGCGGCGGAACACTGCGAGCGGGAAGGTGACAAAGCCGCCGCCGATGCCGCCTATGCCGCCGATGCCGCCGCCGATGGCGCCCGTGCCGCCGCCTATGCCGCCGATGCCGCCGCCGATGCCGCCGCCCGTGCCGCCGATGCCGCCGCCGATGCCGCCGCCTATGCCGCCCGTGCCGCCTATGCCGCCCGTGCCGCCTATGCCGCCGCTGCCGCCGCGGACGCCGACGCGGCCGGTGACGCCGGCGCCGCCGCTGCCGACGACGCCGCCGCCCGTGCCGCCGCCCGTGCCGCCGCCCGTGCCGCCGATGCCGCCGATGCCGCCGCCCGAGACAAAGCGCTGGCCGACTTCGCGGAAGACGTTGTTCAGGTGCTCATCAAAATGAAGGCTCCGGGCTGCGAATGGCTCGACCTTGCGCCTCTAGCCGAAGCTGCGTGAGGTCGCCATGAACGCCCTGAACATCACCGCCCGTGACCTGGCTACCGCGCTCGCCTGCCGCCCGCTGGCCCGCCAGACCGTAGCGCGCGCCAGCACGATCTTCGGACACGGGCGCACTCGCTACATCGTCCTCGTCATCCCGGAAGGCGCTGAACAGGGCGAATACTACGAGGTCTCCACCAAGCGCGCTCTGGACGATCTGCGCTTCTACACGCCCGACGAAATGGGGCTGGACCCTCTCGACCCGGCTGACATCGAACACGACGACGCCACCGGCATTCCTTCGCCTGCCGAATTGCTTCGCGAACACATGGGGAGGGTTCTATAAATGGTTGCTTCACTCACATACGACGAATGCAAGGCGCTCTCGCCGTGCAATGACAGCTTCCGCCGCGTGTCGAAGCTGCTTGGTGGCAAGGACGGCTGGAACGGCAACAAGATCGATGCGACCAAGGCTCGCGAGGCTGGCTGCACGTTCGATGACATCGTGTGGGCCGCTTCGGCACTGGCCTTGAAAGAACAGGATGTCGAGCGCCGGCTGTTTCTCTGGATCGCCGACTGCCTGGCGCATATCGCCGATGTGATCTCCGATCCGGAGGTTCGCGCGATCTTCGACCGTTGCGTCATTGCGCAGCGCAAGGTGGCGCGTGGCGATCTCCCCGCCGAACAGGAATGGAAAGAGGCTGCGCGGGCTGCGTGGGCTGCGTGGGCTGCGCGGGCTGCGCGGGCTGCGTGGGCTGCGCGGGCTGCGCGGGCTGCGTGGGCTGCGTGGGATGCGCGGGATGCGTGGGATGCGCGGGCTGCGCGGGCTGCGTGGGCTGCGTGGGATGCGCGGGATGCGCGGGATGCGCGGGATGCGCGGGCTGCGCGGGCTGCGTGGGCTGCGTGGGATGCGCGGGATGCGTGGGATGCGGAAGCCGACTGGCAGTTCGACCGCCTCATTGCTCGCCTCTCCGACAATGAACCCGAAGACTGGCCGCTGCCGGCGCCCTCCGTTGCGGAGGCCGCATAGATGGCACAGACAGCACACACGCCCGGACCTTGGTCGTCTTTCAACGAGTTCGGCAATCGAGGTGGATGCTTCGGCGCAGACAAGAAGACCCTCGTTGCGCACTCTCCTGCGCCCCTTGTCGGGCAGGATCACCGGACCCCTACCGCCGCAGAAGCAGCAGCCAATTTCCGCATTATTGACGCCGCGCTGGACCTCCTTGAGGTCGCCAAGATGTGCGTCGAACTCAGCGACCGATGGGGTGAACAAGGGCCGCTCGTCATCGCAGCTCGCGCCGCCATCGCCAAGGCCACCGGTTCGGATGCCACCAATGCGTGACCTCGACACCGCTCTCAATTCCACCTGCGAATGGGCGGTCTCCTCCCCTCGCCGTCTCACCCTTATCCTCATTGCGCTGATCGTAGCGCCACATATCGCGGAAGGATTTCTACTATGACTTGGGAGAAAAAACCGGCAATCGACGCAGGCGGCCCGGCCTGCCTTTGCTGCGGAACTCCAACCAGCATGTTCCCGATGGACGATATCATTGCCGTGGGTTTCGGGGCTGCTTGCGTCACCCGAGACGGCGATTGCGTCTACGACGAACCGCAGCCTCGATACGTTTGGGACGGCGCCGAACTCAGGGACGTAATCGAGCCGGATGAAACGGATTTCTGGTCTGGTGCAGATGCAGAAGCCGTTGCCGCTGCTGATCCCGATCACGACTGGCGCATCACCAAAAACGCACCGCTCTATGACGTCACCTTATCAGCGTCATGGGCCGGGTCAGTGGGTTCTAATCGAACGCGGCGAGGGCTTCGCATGACCCATACCGACATGATGGGGCGGGCGGCGGTTCCGCGCGAAGATCGGCTGCAAAGCGGCTTCTTCGCCCGCCAAATCAGAACGAACTTCCGCAATCTCTGCCGCATGGTTGGCTTCGATGAAGCCCGTGCGATCACAGCCGAAATCCTCGCCAGTGAAGCCGACAGGAGCGCGTCATGAGCGATTTCGCTTGGTGGCGGGCTGCGACTGCCGGCGAGAAACCGCCGGTTCACGAAAGCCCTGCTGAGTGCGGCTACTTCAAGGTCCGCGACTATCGCGGCCAGAACCGTCACAAGGCGGCTATCAAGCGCCCCTTCATCGCTTGTGCGATCTGGCGCGACGACGGCGGCGAATTGAAGGCTGAACTGGCGAAAGTCGAGGTGCAGCCTGACAGCCTTTGGCCTCACTGCGCCCGATATCCGATCCCCTACGAAACCTATGCCTACTGGCACCAGCATGAACGCTGGCCTGACGAGGAGATGGCGGCATGACCGATTGGCTCCCCATTCCGTCTTGCCCCGAATATGAAGCATCGTCCGATGGCGATATCCGGCGAGCGTTGCCCTATCGTTCGACTGTTGTCGGGCGGCTGCTCACCCCGCGCGTCATCAATGGCTACGAGACGGTCACGATACGGGCGCGCCGTCGCTATGTGCATCGCCTTGTCTGTGAGGCTTTTCATGGCTCTGCTCCCATCGAGAGGCCGCAAGCCGCCCACAAGGATGGCAACCGCCTGAACAATGCGTCCGCCAATCTGGGCTGGGCATCTCAGGCGGAAAACGAGTCCGACAAAACAGCTCACGGAACGCGCAAGACCGGCTCTGCCGTTCGCAGCTCAAAGCTGACTGAATACCAGGTCCGCTGCATGCGGGAGGCCTACGGGCTGGGCCTGTTTCACAAAGCCGCCTTAGCCCGGATTTTCAGAATTCACCCAACGATGGTCAAGCGCATCATCGACCGCACCGCATGGAGCCATGTCCAATGAGCCAAGTCACGACAATCCAGCCCGCCCGCCAGTCACTCATCGCGAGCATGGCTTCCCAGTATCAGATGGAACCGAAGGCTTTCGGCGACACCATCCGCTCAACGTGTATGCCAGCAAACGCCACAAATGAGGAGTTTGCCGCGTTCTTGATGGTCGCCCGCCAATACGGGCTGAACCCCATCACCCGCGAAATCTACGCGTTCCCGAAGAAGGGAGGCGGCATCCAGCCAATCGTCGGCATTGACGGTTGGTTCAACCTCATCAATTCGCATCCTCAGTGCGACGGCATCGAATTCGATGACAAGTTCGCCAAGGATGGCGGCGAACTCACGGCGATCACGTGTCGCATTTTCCGCAAGGATCGAAGCCGCGCGGTTTCGGTCACCGAATACATGGCCGAATGCAAGCGCCCGACCGAACCGTGGCAGAAATGGCCGGCGCGGATGCTCCGCCACAAGGCGGCGATCCAGTGCGCCCGCTATGCGTTCGGCTTCGCCGGCATCATCGACCCGGAAGAGGCGGAGCGCTCGCCGGAGGTCATCACTGGCGGAGTTGTGGCTCCCCCGCCTCCGACCGAAATTGCTGGCCCGCGCGATCCTGGCATTGATCCCATTCCTGACAACGGCTTCGAACGGGATATCGAAGGCGACGTGAACGACGTTGAACTCGACGCACCGGAACAGCCGTTCGATCTCGAACACTTCTTGGACGAACTCGACGCCGGCATGGCGACCGCCAAGAGCGACGATCAGCTCATGGAAATTTGGGACGGGTTCGATGTCGAGGCGACCCTGACAGGCAATGACGAGGCGCTGCAACGCGCATTCGATCTGCGTCATGCGCGGATGGGCAAATTCCTTCCCGCGAACGCCGGCTGAGGCCCGGCTAACCCAAGCAACAGAGGACAGGGATATGGCACAGGAAGCAATCGCGAAGTTCTGGATGGTGTGGAACCCAACACGTCGTCCGCCATCATTTCGGCACATGACGAAGACCGCTGCGCGAGACGAGGCGAAGCGCCTGTCTTCGCAGACGCCCGGCGAACTCTTTATCGTTCTAGCGGCTGTTGATGCATTCTTACCTCCCATCGGGCCTGTCGCAAACGTGCCACTTCGCAAGGCGACTGCCGACGAAATCCTCGACTCTGAAATTCCGTTTTGAGGACAGAGGACATGCAAACCGTCATCCTCGCCGGCCCTTCGCAGCGCGCCTTCGCAAAGCAGTTGATCGACCGCGCGCCCTATGAGGCCGTCGTCACCATCAAGGCTGCTACCCGCTCGAATGAGCAGAACTCGAAGCTTTGGGCCATGCTCTCGGACCTCTCCCGCGCCAAGCCGGAAGGCCGTCTGCATACCCCGGAAGTGTGGAAGCAGCTCGTCATGCACGCCTGCGGCCATGCGGTGCAATTCGAGATCGGACTGAACGGCCAGCCCTTCCCAACAGGTTTCCGGTCATCGCGTCTCAGCAAGGCGCAGATGGGCGATCTGATCGAATGGATCTACGCCTACGGCGCTGAGCATGGCGTCGTATGGACGGAACCGGAGAAGCTAGCAGCATGAACCCGCTCGCTTCATTCTTCGCCTTCATCCGCGCCCGTCGTCTCGCTCGCATTGCCGAGAGAGAAGAACGCCGCCGCCTTGTCATCATCAATCAGATCGCAGAGCGCAGGAAAGCCCATCGCGAGTTCAAGCCGTTGTTTGGCGAGCTTCGGGCTTCGACGCACCGCGCGCTGGCGGCAGAGGTCGGGAGGCGGTGATGGCATCCCGCCGCAACTTCACCCGCAATCAGCAGGAAGCGATTGTGCTGCGCGCTACAGATGCGCGTGGCGTGATCCGTTGCGAAGGCTGCTCCGGCGCTCTCAAGCGCGGTGAATACGAAATTGATCACATCATTCCAGAGGCATTGCGCCCGGAAGCTGACAAACAGCGCCCCCTCACCATTGCCGAGGGCCAGCTTCTAGGCCGTGACTGCTGCCATCGCGGGCCGGAAGGCAAGACCAATCACGACGTGAAGCAGATCGCGAAGGCCAAGC